GCTCGAGAGAAGCTCTTCACCTCGGTGAAAGATTCGTTTCTCCAGAATAAGTGATCGGGTGAGACCTGTGAACTTGAGAACCTCGGCATAGCCGAAGACCTGCCGTCGGCGTTCAAGTTTTTCGGGCGTGTGTAGATCAAGTGCCGGTGAAATAGCGAGACGAAGTTTCGGGTCGTCGTCCATTGCCTTATTGACATGAACCCACATCTCTTTCAGGGACTCGGTTGAGAATTGAATTGTGGCAATGATGTTGCCCTCATCTGTTAGTCCGCATCTGACCCCGACATATTTGGAACTGTCCACAGAACTATCCACCGCCAACACTCCGCCCTGTGGACATTCAAACTCGGTGAAGAGCCTGTCCCAGACGCCAGGCTGAATCCATGCGTCCGCCGATGAGACCCACAGATTCAAGTGAGCGCGGAGGAACGCTGCACGATCTGGAGTTTCAGCTGCTGCCTGAAGTGCCTCAAGTGTGATGGTCTGACCGAGAGCGGGGTTGGCGTAGCCGTAGTTGATTTCGTCATTCGGTGACGCCCCAGACGGAAGGCTCCACTCAGCGAAATAGAGCCGTGTCTGTTTGCCCTGGTCAATAGATCCGACCGCTGCCTCGCGCAAACGCTGCATCGTCTTTGAAGACTCATCTCCCGAAGTAGACCAAGACGAAAGCAAGGGAGACTTGACCGCAATCTGCGAAGGACGCAACGCATCAAAATAGACCTCCTCCGACACATTCCAAATTTCGTCAACAACAATCAGATCATAAGTTCCGCCGTGAAGGTTCGGGGTCGCAGCTCGTACTTCCCAAGTTGACCCGTTAGGCATCTCAACCTTGTTGCGCCCATAAGACCAAGTGACCTTCGCTTCAAACTGTGCCTCGAGTACAGGAGCAAGTTCCAAAAAGATAGCAACCGCGCGATCAAGTTTGTTTGCCACAGACATGACGTGGACAGACTTGCCACGAATCACTGACCACTCAGTCATCGCCCAACCAATTAACGCAGTCAGCGCAACCGACTTTCCATTCTGACGCGCAGTCGCCACAAGAGACTCACGAAACACAAGGTCACCGTTCTCATCATGCGTTAGTTGACCATCAAGCGCGATGCGTTGCCACTCGAACAAAGTTTTCCCCTGGACTCTTTCCGCCCACGCAGCTACACGACCGCCATATGAACCAGACCCAATAGCCACCGATTCCAATCTGGGCTGAACCACGCCAACTCCGAGCAATAACTCCGCAGACGCGAGACATCGAACTGATTCGGTTTGTTCCCGTTCAGATAAGAGATTGAAAGGGGTCGGGGTCAATCTCGTAGAGTTTTCAAAAAAATCCATGTCACTTTTTTTTCTGGTCGGTGTTTTAGTCGGTGGTTTGTTGGTTCGGTGATCGAGTCCGAGGTATTCGCTGCGGGCGTGTTGTTGTGCTGTGCGTTTGTTGTTGATGTATTGCGTTCCGCGTTTGCTGTTGCAGCTTGAGCAGGCTCCGACCCACAGGTCTTGGTCGGTTGGGTCTGATCCTGCGTCGACTTCGATGAGGTGGTCGATTGTTGTTGCGGGTTGTCCGCATCCCCAATGGCATGGGCGTTGCCATTCGGCTAGGAATGCTGCGCGGTTCTTTCGGTAGCTGACTTGGTCTAGGTCTTTTCTTCTGGTCATGGTTGCCCCCTTCTAGCGCGACCCCCCGAGGGGTCTTGCTCTCTTGCTCTGTGAGCGGGTTTGTTGTAATGCTCGCCCCCCGCAATTCCAGTAAGTCTCTGAGGTTGCCGGATGTTTGACATCGTTGGACGGTCACCTTTCGTATTTATGACGTTTAGACGCTGCACAGTCGCTCGGAGGCAGACTGCTCGACCCTCGTTCCCGAGTGTTCTTCCGGCTGAGTGCAATCCCCAACGCGCGCTTGCGTGACTCAATTGTGTTGGCATCTTAGTCCTTGCGTATCCCCTGGAGGATTGCTATGCCGATACTTATCAGGAGGATGTACCACGCGACTACGATCATACGACTGTGCCTAAGCCTGGTCGGGTTGGTTCGTATGCGGTGACCCATTTGTCTTGCCATTGAATCGGCTCGGGTAGGTCGGTCATTGGGTAGAGGCGGTACATGGGCATCTCGAAGCAGTCAGGGAATGTTTCTTGATTGTTGTCAATAACAGCTGCGCCAGTTGACCAGCCGTGAATGCGGACTTCGTTGTTGCGTACCCTGGCGAAAATGAACTTGTGATCAGGGTTGTCTCGCCTGCGTACCTTGAGCAGACCGTCAGGGTTCTCGGTGGAGCGGACTTGATAGTTCAACACATCGAATCCGTTCGGGTCTTCGTCGAGGTCTTCCCATTCAAGACCGAAAGCCTTCGCTACTGCGTACTCTGCGACTACTCCTGAGATGCTCGTCTGGAACCAGTTCTGTTCGTGGTATTTGCGTTCGGGTTGGTTCGGTGCCCTGCCCTTACCAAGTGCCCTTAGACGGCGGTTGACGCCCGCATAGCAGGCTTCTTGATACTCGTCAGGCAGGAGGAACACACGGACAATCTGTTTCATTTGACTTTGCCTTGTCTCTTGACGATGTCTTTTGCCATTGCAATGTCGCATCGGCGGTTCAGTTTTTCCTTTTCAAGCCATTTTTTTGTGGCTCGTTCTTGGCTTGGAGATTTGCGTTTCATTGGACTCGACCGAGCCTTCCGAGGCGGTCAGCGATGACATCTAGATCGCGTGGACGCCACAGGTGGTATTCGATACCGGCACCGATGAGGCAGCGGGCGTACTTTTCTTGCTCGGCGGAAAGTTTGCCGTCGGCGGTTTTCAGTTCGCAGAAGATGACTCCTCGAGAAGGCACCGAGGTTGAGACAAGAACGAGGTCGGGGAATCCGTTGCCGTCTGAACGCCAGACGCCTGGACGAGGCGATGAAGGTGAGGCGTGGAAGACGAGCCATTGCTGCATCTTTGCAATCTTGATCACTTGGTCTTGGAAGAGCTTCTCTGAGACGGTCATTTGTCTTTTCCTAGCATGAAGCCAATCCAGAAGACCGAGAATGTCATGATGACAAAGGTCAGGAAGTCAATCATTGAGTCTCCTTCTGTAGGTCATTGTTGCAACTATTTCGACACTGTCCCCGCACAATTTGTGGTCAATACTGACAACTCCTGTTTCATTTCTGTCTGGGAATGAGTTGAGTAGCGCGTCAAGGAGGTCATGGAATATGTCCCTTTGCTTAGTGCTGAATTCTTCTTGAGTACACGTTGTTTTGCTAATTACCTGCATCAGAACGCCTCCTCAGGAGTCTCATTTTGCGCAGCTGCTACTTCGCCGTTCTTCAGCGTGTCAATGTATGCAGAGGCTTCGCGCTTGCTCATGCCCTGAAGGTTTGCCGGTGGAACTTTGCCCATTGACTTACAGACGGCGCGGATCATGTTCTGTTGTTTCTCTGACGCAAGGTTAGACGACTCGGTGATTCGGGTGTCTCCTGACATTCTCTGAACTTTCGACATCTCTTCCCTACTCGGGCGTTTCGTCCAGTCGGTGCTAGACGCAAAATCACAATCTGCTAACGCTCGCCCAATGGCACTCGTACACGCATTTTCTATATGCGATGTTTTATTGACGTTATTAGACCCGCGCAACTCTTCAGCAAAGTCTGTCGCTATTGGACGGTCGTCTTCACGATCAACATAGATATCAGCCTGGACAATCACTCGATCACCTTCAAAGGTAATGAGTTTTGTAATCACTCGACCTTCGGGATGTTTCTCCCAAAATCTCGCGAGGCGACTGGCAACTGGTTCATAATCCTCAATGCTCATTTCGGTTCAACAATCCATTCGATGATTGCTTTCATTTCGTCGTTGTAGCTCATGCTCGGGTGACGCATCCGTTCGGCTGCGTTGCGCATAGTCATAATGAGAGCGATGGCTTGAGAGACTGTTGAGCCTTCTTCGAATCGCATCTCTTCGTCAAGTTTGACTGACAGATTCATGAGACGAGCAATGATCTCGTCGGTTGTTAGTTCCATAGTGTTTCCCTCACTTGTTTTGTTACGACCCTGAAGTCGCTCTCCAATGCCCGAGACCGCCATTGTTGTAGAGGTATCGAGCAACCCTGACATTACACGACGGATCTTGTAACGCGCGGATGATGTCTTGTTTCTTACAGACTGCCCGTGTCACAGATAACCAGCTCGAGTTGACCTGAAGCAATCCGATGTCTAAGGACTTGACTGCTTTGCATTTCCTGTATGTCGCTGCGGGGGACAGTTTGCAATCTGAAGAACTTGTGCCTGGGTAATAGTTCCAGCCAATCGCCTTAGGTGTGCAACGCGATTCGCGGTACATGATGCGTGACATTGCCGGCACGACCTTTGCGGGAAAGTGCTTGCGTAGGAGCGGTTCCCATTTGGGGCAGGAAAGAGCAGCTGCGGATGCGTGGCTTGGGATAGATAATGCGGTGATGAGGGCGATTGCCATGATTCTCTTATTCAACCTTTTCAACTTCTGTTGGCGGAGACCAGGTCAGCCAGGGAGCGCGCCTTGTGGCGACTGTGATTCTGATGTGTTCTCCTGTTGCCAAATCCGTGAAGATTTGGACGAGGGTTAGTTTGTCTCTTGACACTAACGGAAGGTATCCCCAGGTAGGGATCATTTGTCTCTCCTGATGTCGTTCATCATTTTCATGTAAAGCCAGCAAGATATCCAGCCCATTATGAAACTAAGGATGAATTGTGTGTCGGTCATTGCGTTTCCCTTCGCTCGACTTGTCCTGATGTTGTAACACAGACGCGGGTCAGTTTGGCGGATTCGACCCCAGACGCAAGCAAGGGAAACAAGAGAACGTCTGGGATCTAGCTCGAGGAGAATGACATCCTCGGGCGTTCTTAGGCGTTAGCCAGCGGGCTTTGCCATAATTGCGGGGGGTTTATCTCCGCAAACATACTGCCAATGCCACGCCTCAAATTCAGGTGACTTGGGGTCTGACCCTTGTAGGTAGAACCCATAGGTCGGTGCGTTGGCGCAAAGCCAGTCGAAGCATTTTCCGCCCATTGAGACAAGTGCGCCGTCTTTGTCGTAGGCAAGATCTATCGCAAGTCCGAAGCCGTGATTTGATGTTCCTGGCACTCCACTAGGGGACTTGCCTTTCTTGAGGTACCAGACTTTGTCTTGGTATTTGCGCGTGACTTGTGGCGTGCGTCCGAGGTCTTTGAGGCTGTAACGATCACTGAACATTGCCAACTGTGCATCGAAGGGACGGTAGTCGCCTACATTGCGGAGCTTGAATCCAGCAGCGAGGCAGTCGGCGTACATCTTGTTGAATGCAGCTGCTGCACCTGTCCACATTTCTCCGCCTGTCTTGACTTTCTTGAGCATTGCAGGCGTCAGGTTGCCGTTGCCAACTTTGGCAACTTCAGCGGGAAGAACCATTTTTTTGTATGGGTAGACCTTTGTCATACTGGCGGGTCTTTTGGTTTGTCTTTGAGACCGTTGCCAGCAAGTAGCCCGATTAGTCCACCGGCAAGGGTCATGAGCATGGGGGAAAGAATTGCCCAAGCCTCTGAGTCGTTGGGGGCTTGCTCGGTTGGCTGTACTACGAACAGCAGCCCGTAGAGCAGTGCAACAATTGAGAACAGGAACGCGCTCGAGAGGCATACGCCTACGACAAGAATAAGTCGTGCTTTGATTTGCTCGTTGGTAAGTCTGTTTTCGGGTTTCATTTGCATTTGCTTTCTATGAATGAGTCGTGAGCGGTGTCGGTTGTTGCGCAGTTATGACGTACACGATCTGCGCAGGCTGTGAGGGGTAGCAAAAAGACCAATAAAATAAAGGCTTTTGACGGGTTTG